GCTATGACCACATCAGCTAAAGCAGCATGTTGGTACCTTGTGACGGGATCGAACCGCCGACCTTCTCCTTGTAAGGGAGACACTCTACCGCTGAGTTAACAAGGCAAATTTACTTTGGGCAGCACTATGAGGATCGAACTCATACTATCTCGGTCACAGCGAGAGGTGCAGACCACTACACTAAGCACTGCCCAAAGTAAACTTAATTACTTTGGAGGTCTGTTAGACATGCACTGCTTCTTGTTCGGCCAAGATTCTTTTCAATCTATCGGCACAGAAACTAGCAGCAGGTGCATCTGGTTTTACCATTGGTGTCATGTTACATGTACCTTTGATATAACCAATTGCTTGTTGCACAACACATGAACTTCCGAATTCATCAGATTTGTTTAAGTCCAAATGAACTTCAACATGAAAATCTTCTAATACTTCAGCCAAGTTTTGAAACAATTCTGAAACCTTATATACTTCTGTCATCAGACGCATAGCAGGTTTACTTTTCTTGTGGTCATAATCCATTTCTCTATCTACATAGCCAAATATCTTACAACCATGACGGCCATCAATATGAACTACGACAGCCAAAGCATAATCAGCATACCATACACCGTTAACTCTAATTCTTTCAGAGTCAGCACCAAGATACACTTTAGTGTCTTGTCCTTGTTTTGCAAGGAATGTTTTGACTTCTTCTATGTCGAACTTTTTCATATCAATCACCTTTATAAAAATTGGCTTCCCGTGAGAGAATCGAACTCCCGCCAAGAGATTTGGAGTTTCTTGTGCTACCATTACACCAACGAGAAAAAATTTGGTTCCCAGAACAAGAATCGAACTTGTGATAAAGGCTTATCAAGCCTCCGTTATACCATTTAACTATCCGGGAAAAATGCTCTGCGTCCTGCGGCGGTAATTTAGTGTGGCACAACTCGCACCGTTGTTACTATGGCTCCCCGTTTGGTTCAACGCCTTGTAACACACACCTTCCACCCGCTTCCCGACCAGGACCGTTATCGCACTGCCAGCGGCCTTTCGGTAAAAAGACTACCACCCTTGAGAGTCACCTCACTTCTATCCTGCGGGTCACAGTATCCGCTAACAAAGCGGAACGGCTTGGAGGGTCTTGTAGGATTCAAACCTACGACTTCTTGGTTCGTAGCCAAGTACTCTGTTCACTGAGTTAAAGACCCATACTGGTGGTTCAGGTTGGATACGAGCCAACGACCTACTCCGTATGAAGGAGTTGCACTACCACTGTGCTACTGAACCGAATTTGGTGGACCGGCGGAGGATCGAACTCCGACTAAAGGCTTGCAAAGCCCCTGTGCTCCCATTATCACTACCAGCCCAAAATTTGTTGTTGACAACTTATCCTATTATACGCCGTCAACAAAGGCGAAATTGGTCCGTGTGACACGATTCGAACATGCGACCACTTGGTCCCAAACCAAGAGCTCTACCTAGCTGAGCTACACACGGGAAAAAATTGGCTCCACAGGGTGGGCTCGAACCACCGACCAAATGATTAACAGTCATCTACTCTACCGACTGAGCTACTGCGGAATAAACTTGGCGGTCCCAAGGGGTAACGATCCCCTTCTTTATGCGTGACAGGCATACGTGCGTCCGTGAACACTTTGAGACCAAATTAGGATAAGCTACTGGGTTCCACGCCAGCCCTTAATTGAGCAGTTACTCTGTCCATCTCATTTATTCGGAGTCTGTGTGCAGTGAGATTCTGCCTATCAGAGTCAGCAAGGGTAGTTTCCATCCTCACGCTTACGGTTTTCTGCCACCGGATCTCTATCGCTAATCAAACGCCACTTTAACGGAAGTGGTAACGGGATTTGGTGGAGATAAATGGATTCGAACCAATTCACCCGAAAGAACAGATTTACAGTCTGCCGCACCTCACCATCTGTGCCGTATCTCCAAAATTTTATGGTAGGGGTACAGAGAATCGAACTCTGATTATCTGGTTAAAAGCCAGGTACTTTCGCCGTTAAGTTATACCCCCATAAACTACCATTTGTTTTGCTGACGCACTGTTTGCTATGCTCAACGGAATTAGCTGCAGCAATTACCGTTTCTATACATAGTTACTCAGGCCTGATCTAGCCCATGGCTTACATCAGCAAAACAAATGGTACACCTAAGGAGAATCGAACTCCTCTTTCCGCCTTGAAAGGGCAGCGTCCTAACCGATAGACGATAGGTGCAATTAACTACAACAAATTTTTAAAGAACGTTTGATTGATTTCTCAATTCATGTATGAAGTATAACACAACCACATCTTTTGTCAACCAGCACTGTTGTATTTCTACAACATGTTTGGAGTTGGTGACAGGATTTGAACCTGCATATAACAGATTTGCAATCTGCTCCCTAGCCATTCGGGTCACACCAACATAAAATCTGGTACCAGCGTAGGGAATCGAACCCTATCAAGAACGCTAATCTGGCGCTAAAAGGTGTATAAGACCTCTCTGACTACCAAGTCTCGCTGGCATTGGTGGAGAGTCAGGGAGTCGAACCCTGTGGCCCACTTTCATGAGCCTACGGATTAGCAATCCGCTGCATTACCATCCTGCCCACTCTCCGTTTTTGGTCTGAGTAGCAAGAATCGAACTTGCACTACAAGGTTCCAAACCTCGGCGACTGCCACTATCATATACCCAGTTAAAATTTGGCGGAAGACAGAGGAGTCGAACCCCATCCCTTTTTGAGAGAACCTAGTTTTCAAGGCTAGTCGGCGGACCATCCCACCTGCATTATCTTCCATATTCAAACACACTATCTTCACTCACTTACGATTGTCGTAACCAGCGGAAGTTGGTGACCTGCTCATGCGTCACTATAATGTGTTTGAATATGGCACCCGAAATAAGAATCGAACTTATACTAAGAACTTCAAAGGCTCCTGTGCTACCACTACACCATTCGGGAATAAACTACAACAAATTTTTAAAGAACATTGTGTATTATATGACAGATTCGATGACCTGGCAACCACTGTGTTGTATTGAAACAACAAACAAAAAACCCTAGATTTTTTAGGTCTAGGGTCTTGTGTTTGGAGTCTTTTTTAGAACTTTTTTATCCGTCCCATCCCTCATCTACACAAAACCCGGTTGTAATCGCCCATGAGCTATCGGCGCAATTCATTGTGCGATACTCTAGTTGTAACGTAAAGGGCTTATGGGATATGAGAGACACTTTTTTCTTTCTAAAAATTAAATATGTTTGTATTATATAGTAAAATTTGAGCCTTGGCGAGCGGTTTTTTTTAAATTATTTTTTAAATCCGTAAAAAAATAATTCGGGAGTCTTATTTGTTTCAAACTTGTAGGTATGAAACATACTATCCATATCAAAATTTTTACGAAAATCTTCTTCTGTAAGATTACTGTAATATTCCCAACCTTTTGCAATTGTTAAAGGACTATCATTTGGATGTTGTTTTGATGTACCATGTTCAGGATAACCTGTTGTTGGTACTACAATAAAAACCAATCCATCTTTTTTAGTCATACGATACATGTTTTGAAATGTTTCTATCCAATGTGGATTGTGTTCAAAACAATTACAAGAACCTGTGGTGTCATATGTGCCATCTGCATGGTCGACAAACTGACCTTCACAAACTAAGTCAACATCTTTTCCTGCATCAACGTCAACACCAACATACTCACATTCATTAAAATGTATCTTCATGGTACCGTTGATATTTAAACTACCCACTTCTAACATTTTTATGTTATTGAAGTTCTGTGGAAAATCTGTTGATAACTTTTTTACAAATTCTTGTTGTGTTGGGTGTGACATATTTTATTTTTTCCATTTAATTGGTTGTTTAACTATTGGTTCTCCAGGGTTAACAAAATCGTCAAATATTTCCCAAAGATGTTCTGAAATGGCAAACTTTGTTAGTAGTCCAGTCTCACGGCCATATGCATCTATTTCCCATGGTTGCACCCAATAGTCCACTTTGTCAGAGTTGATCCTTTTACCTCGCCATTTGGTCAGCTGATCGTTGGTTTCATTTTGAATGTACTGTTTGACATGAACCATTTCATGAGCCAGTGTTTCTAGTATTCTTCTGGACCCAATGCCTGGATGAATCTCTATCAAAAACTGTCTTGGCTGGTTTCTTGTATTATATTCTTCAACACTTGCGAACCCATATTCTTGTATGGATTCATCAAATTTTATTTCTGTAAAACAGTTGTTTCGTATTCTGGTGTTAGGCACAAGTTCTTTGGCGTAGAATTGGGCAGCTCTTTCTACAAAAGGCTTGAAGTCTTTGTCTGGACAATTCACTACCTTAACACGCATGGGAACTCCTTTGGACAATAGTGTCCCAGGCTTATTTAGAGATTCACATCTTTTCCACTTTCACTCCTGCTTTATCCAAGAACTGTAAGCCATCTTGGATACGATAACTATTGCGATAATAAACGTTACTGATACCAGATTGGTAAACAAGCTTGGCACAGTCCAAACAAGGTGCATGAGTAACAAAGAGATGAGCCCCAAGGCCAGATTCATTCGATCTTGCCAGCTTAGCGATTGCATTAGTTTCCGCATGAAGAACCTCCGGTTTTGTTTTTAGTCTGTAACGGTTTTGCATTTCATTGCCATCTGCATCTAGATATGCGCCTTCGTATGGCCAACCTTCTACAATTTCTTCAGTACTCAACCATCCACCAGCATTGCACCATTCTACATCTTCACAATTATTATCCCAACCAGAAGGCATACCATTGTATCCAATAGATATAATTCTATCGTCCTTCACTACAATTGCACCAACATGAAGGCGTCTGGCGGAAGACAATTCTGCAAAAGTTTCTGCCACCTTCATATATGCATCACGAAATTTTTGTTTCACATATCACTTTCAATTGGTGCCCGCAGATGGGATCGAACCACCACTCAAGAAATTATGAGTTTCCTGCTTTACCATTAAGCTATACGGGCGTTATTTAACATATTCCAAAGAATCTTTCCGCATCCACTTTAACATGCGGCCTCTAGGAATCGGTATCTGTTCCGCCACAGGCAGAAACAGTACACCATCAATCTCTTTGGGGTCCCAATCGGATTGAGTAAAATAGATTTCACTTGGGTTCAAGCGGTTGCGTAATTTGCGAATGGAAGTTTTAACAGTTTTCATAATGACACCATTATACAACAAAAAAAAGGGTCTGTCAAGACCCTTTATGGTTATCTACCTTTTAAGGTACGGTCTGACCTGTGTTTCTTGATAGCCTCTATGGCTTCCAATATACTTGAAAATAGTTTTTTAAACATTAGTCTTCCTTTGTCTGAATGGAAATTTTCTTGATGGCGTCTTGTGCCTTCACCATATTTTCCAACCACACCTTAAGCATACCATTAACCAATTCAGCATTCTTAATTTCAATCGTATCCTTCAGTGTGAAGGTGCGTTCAAAAGCACGGTTGGCAATACCTTTGTATAGATAATCCTGGTTGTCATCCTCTTTAGAGGCACCTTTGATGGCCAACTTATTACCTTCCATGGTAATTTCAATATCAGATTTTCCAAATCCAGCAACAGCCATTTCGATAACGAACTTGTTGTCTTTGATTTGTTTGATATTATATGGGGGATAAGTTGGTACAGATTTCGCAATATCTTTGGTTGCAGCTTGCAACATATCGGTAATCTGGTCTAGACCAATCATGTTTGGGTACAGTTGGTCGAATTTTGGAAACAGTAATCCTGTCATAGTTTTCTCCTTAAAAAGCAAGATTAAAAAATTGCCGCCTCAAAGAGCACGGCACCATTATTATAGTATTATTTATACAGGTTGTCAAGCCGGTTGTGGTTTTTTACCAATATTGTACTTTGGAGTTAATTGCCACTCATTCTTCTCTTTATGAGAAAGAATCTTTACCTGTGAAAGAAAGATAGGTGCAGGTACCTCGGTCTGTTTCTTGTTGACAATTTTTACTAGACCCCAATCTTCCAATAGGTTTGCAATAGCATTCCTACGTGATAGGTCATTTTCGGTAATGTCGGTTGGTTTACCATCTAGGGCAAACAACTCTTTGAAATGTACCACATAGTATTGACCACGTTTGTGGAGTATGTGGCAAGATTGATATAGTGTCTTGTCCTTCTTGGACGCAACACCGATCCGTGTCAATGTCTCACGGACTTTTAAAAAATCATCTTTTTCATCCAATATCACTTCAACTAGGTCTTTAACGTCTATCATTATTCTTCACTCCGCCTGTATCTATTTTTGTTTTTATATCAGCGATTTGTTCATCAGTAAGAATACGAAGGGCTTCTTTAGCCTTGGCGTTTGAATAACCAAAATAGATTTTCACACACTCAATATCCCTATCAGAATCGGCTTTTTGCCACGGAACAAACTTCCGTTTCATGGGCCTGATACTATTTAGAAGATACTGGTATTGCATGTCCTTGTCCAGACCAGGCCACATGTTGATTTCGTTAACAAACAACACGCAATCCAGGTGATTAGATAAAGACCTGTTGATTAGAAATGGAGCATAATCCTTGAAATCTAAGTCACCTTCTGGTGTCTTTTTTCTTAGGATGAAATCAGCATAGTCGAACGGACTCATTTGAATTCACATTCAACCATAAGTTCCGTCAAACAAGCAATCAAATTGATTTCATGGTCTGCAACAAAGGCCGATTGATATTGATACTTGGCCAATATCAGAACCATTTGTGGTACAGAGTTTGGTTTTAATTTGTCATACAATGAATCATAGATGTTTCTAAATATTCTGGTAACGTCATTGTCGAGGTTGTTTGTAACCCATTTTCGACAAGAAGCAAAGTCCTTGTTCATAATAGAAGACACCAGCTCATTCATCTGCACATCAGAAACCGATGCAAGAATGCCTTTGTCGATTGTACCACTAACACTGTAACGCTGCAATTCATTAAGAACACGGCGGTTGTCAGGAAAGTGTTTGGTGATAACGGCAGCGACCACGGCTTTGTCGTAGGTTATACCTTCTTGTTCCAGAATCCACTCAGCACGTTTAAAGAAAGCCGCAGCCATCTTTTGTTTACTGCCATTGATTTTGAAGTCAACAACAGTACAACGAGAATGGATTGGATCAATGATTCTGTTCTTAAAGTTACATGTGAAGATGAAAGAACAGTTGGATGCAAACTCCTCAATCGCACCACGCATGGCAGGTTGAGTTGAATTTGGATTTAGATAGTCCGCTTCGTCAATGATGACAACCTTGCGGCCGCCTGACAAGGACATGGATGATGCGTAGTTTTTGATTTTGTTCCGTAGAACATCGATACCCGATTCATCTGAACCGTTAATCATAATATAATCACAACCGACTTCTTCACAGAGAGCCTTTGCAATTGTAGTTTTACCGACACCAGCAGAACCCGCCAACAAGAGATTCGGAATCTCTTTGCGATTTACATACTCCTGAAATGTTGCTTTGATACCATCAGGAAGAATACATTCTTCGATGGTCTTAGGACGATACTTCTCGACCCATAAAATGTGTGACATTCAAATACTCCATAATATAATTAAATTTCGTCATGCCATTTAAAGCCAAGCAGTAACTTGGCAAAAAATCTTACGACTGCATTTGGCTTAGTGGGTCTATACACAAACATAGAATCTGTAATTTCCCACTTACCAACATTTTTCACAGAAGGTGGTCTTATAACAAAAGAACTTGCCGTTGGTGATGACGATGATATAGTAAGGCCAGTGCCGCCACTACCAATCAATAAAGGGCTCATCACATTGATGGGTTGCCATTGAATCTTTCGCCATTCTGCAATCCATTGTTCACTTGGAGTAAAATCCAAGTCTAGAGTTTGTTGGTCAGTCAGAGGCCAAAAGAATTCAAACTCCAACTGTTGCATTACTTCACCTCAACCATACTTTCGTATAATGCTTCAAACTCTTTAGACTCTGCAACCTCAGTCTGGAATGAATTTTTGTGTTGGGTTTTTGCCATGCGTTTAAGAATCTTTTTAGGAATCTTTAACTCATCATATGCAAGGTCAATAATGTCTTTGATTGCAGCATTGTTAGAATCATTCTTGTGCATGTGGTGAACCGCTTCATCCACATAACCTTTGAGTTTCTTCAATGCTTCATCATCAAAAGAACCGAATAGTGTATTTACTTTAGTCATTTTGCAACGATCATTCCGATAACATCATAATCGGATTCATCAACAACAACATTACCATTGGTTAAATTGATTGCTGTTTTACCTTTTTGGTCACCTTCGGAAATGGTGAACACGGCCACAATGTATGTGGGATTAACGGCAATCTTGTTGCCGCTTGCTGATTCTGTAATCCAAATCATATTATTCTCCAAAAGTTAGGTCAGATTCTTTAGCTTCGATAGCAATCCAGTATTGCATATCTTCTTTTGAATTTCTAAAATAGGATAGACCTTTTGAAGAAATTTGTACCTCATAGGTACCGGCGATCATCTTAAAGTTTTCAGTTAAGAATAATGCCTTGAACTTTTTGCCATTACCATCAGCAATTTCTGTTGAATCAGTATGTGCAGAGTTGTCTTTTGCATCACAGGTTGTGATGTAAATCTTTTCACCATCAGATGTGATAGCAATATTTGGTGATTGTAGAATGCTTGCAGTTTTAAGAACAGAAGCCAATTCTTCTTCTTTCAATGTGAAGGATACATCCACAGAAGGAAGATTCAAGTCTTTATCTGGTGGAGTTACAATCATGCTCTTTGCAGTCTTGCGATAGTTTAGTTTCTTACGACCAACCTTGAAGATAACATGTTCGTTATCGAAATCAATTTCACCGTCTTTGTACAAGGAT